GAAGTCGGAGTTTGCCAGTTATTTGATGCCTGCGTGGTTTTTGGGGCGGAATCCGAAGTTAAAGATCATTCAGGCTACGCACAACACTGAGTTGGCGGTACGGTTTGGTCGTAAGGTTCGTGATTTGATTGATGATCCTGCGTATAAGTCTATTTTTCCGGACACGAATTTGAAGGAAGACAACAAGGGTGCTGGTCGTTGGCAGACTGACAGGGGCGGCGAGTACTTTGCGGCGGGTGTTGGTGCTGCGGTAACGGGTCGTGGTGCGGATTTGTTTGTGATTGACGATCCGCATTCGGAGCAGGACGCTATGAGCGACAGTGCGTTCGACAATGCGTATGAGTGGTACACTTCTGGTCCTCGTCAGCGTCTTCAACCGGGTGGTTCGATCATAATTGTTATGACTCGGTGGGGAAAAAAGGACTTGACAGGTCGTTTAATTGCCGCGCAGGGCGGTGATGTGATGGCGGACAAGTGGGAGGTTGTGGAATTTCCTGCGATTATGCCTTCTGACAAGCCTTTATGGCCTGAATTCTGGGAAAAAGACGCATTATTGGGGATTAAGGCGTCACTTCCTGTAGGAAAGTGGAATGCGCAGTGGCAGCAGCAGCCTACGGCGTCGGAATCTGCGATTATTAAGCGTGAGTGGTGGAAGGATTGGGATAAGGAGAAGATTCCACGGTTGGATTACATTTTGCAGGCGTATGACACGGCGTTTTCGAAGAAAGAGACTGCGGATTACAGTGCGATTACGACTTGGGGGGTATTTAAACCCGAGGAGGGTGGTCCTGATCACATTATTTTGTTGGATGCCCGTCGCGGGCGGTGGAATTTTCCGGAACTGAAGGAGATTGCCTATGAAGAGCACGAATACTGGGAGCCAGACATGGTGTTGGTCGAAGCGAAAGCGACGGGTACACCACTTATTGACGAGTTGCGGCTTCGTGGTATTCCGGCATTGGGCTTCTCACCGGGCAAAGGGAATGATAAGATAACGAGAATGCACATGGTTGCGCCTTTGTTTGAGGCTGAGATGGTTTGGGCCCCGATGCACGAAAAGTTTGCTGACGAGGTCGTTGAGGAGGTAGTTTCATTTCCTAATGGCGATCATGATGACTTTTGTGATAGTATGACCTTGGCACTGATGCGTTTTCGTCAAGGCGGGTTTATTTCGTTGAGTGGCGAAGACGAGGATAGTTTAGAATGGAGGCCCCGTAAGCGGGAGTATTATTAATGGCTTTACCACCTAACATGGTTGTGCCGGGGTTGGACCTCGATGACACAGCGGGACTTCCAGACGTAGAGATTCCTATTGATGTACCGATGGAGTTTCCGGATGGTGCGGAGATTATTGAGGATGGCGAGGGCGGCGCGATTGTGCAGGCTATTCGTGATGGGGAGATGGAGATCCCTGACGAGGCTATACCTTTTGACGCTAATTTAGCGGAGGTTTTGGACGATGGCACGTTGGGAGAGTTATCTTCTGAGTTGCGGGCTTCGTATAACGAGGATTTGGATTCTCGTGACGAGTGGGAAGAGACGTATGTTAAGGGTCTTGATCTGCTTGGTTTGAAGACTGAGGAGCGCACGACTCCGTTTGAGGGTGCGAGTGGTATTACGCATCCGATGATTAGCGAGAGTGTTACGCAGTTTCAGGCTCAGGCGTATAAGGAGTTGTTGCCAGCGGGTGGTCCGGTTCGCACGAATGTTTTGGGATTGCAGAACGCGGAGCGAGAAGAGCAGGCCAACCGTGTAAAAGACTTCATGAACTATCAGATTACTGAGGTTATGGAAGAATATGATCCGGACATGGATCAGATGTTGTTTTATTTGCCCTTGAGCGGTTCGACATTTAAGAAGGTATATTTTGATCAAACGCGGCAGCGGGCTGTTGCGAAGTTTATTCCTGCGCAGGATTTGGTTGTACCGTATTCTGCTTCTGATTTAGCAACATCGACGCGAGTTACGCATGTATTGCGGATGGATGAGAATGACGTTCGTAAGATGCAGGTTGCTCAGGTTTACCGCGATGTAGATTTGCAAACGTCTTCGGATACGGAAGAGGACCCTGTTAAGCAAAAGGTTAATGAGCTTGAGGGGATATCTAAGAACTACAGCGATGATGTTCTGACGATCTTGGAGATGCACGTTGAGTTAGATCTGGAGCGGTTTGAGGATTTAGATCCGGAGACTGGTGAGCCTACGGGTATTCGTCTTCCTTATGTTGTGACGATTGACGAGTCTTCGGGGAAGGTTTTAGCGATTCGTCGTAACTACGACATGACGGATCCGTTGAAGCGCAAGCGCCAGTATTTTGTGCATTATAAGTTTATGCCGGGATTGGGGTTCTACGGCTTTGGTTTGGTGCACATGATTGGCGGTTTGGGCCGCGCTGCGACGAGCCTGTTGCGCCAGTTGATAGACGCTGGGACGTTAGCCAACCTTCCTGCTGGATTTAAGGCCCGTGGAGTGCGTGTACGAAACTCTGATGAGCCATTACAGCCCGGAGAGTTTAGGGACATTGACGCGCCCGGAGGCAGCATCAGGGACGCTATTGTTCCGTTGCCGTACAAAGAGCCGTCTGCGACATTGGCTCAGTTGTTGGGTGGATTGGTTAACGACGGACGTAGGTTTGTTGCTTTAGCTGATCAGCAGATGTCGGACATGAATCAGGAAACGCCAGTGGGGACTACGGTTGCCATGTTGGAGCGTGGCATGAAGGTTATGTCTGCTATTCACAAACGTATGCACTACGCCCAGAAGACGGAGTTCCGTTTGTTGGCGCGTATCTTTGCGGAAAACCTTCCTCCGATGTACCCTTACGAAGTAGCGGGTGCGCCACAACAGGTTAAGATGCAAGACTTTGATGCTAGGATCGACGTTCTCCCCGTTTCTGATCCGAACATTTTCTCTATGTCTCAGAGGGTGACGCTGGCTCAAACCCAACTTCAGCTAGCGCAATCTAACCCCCAGATGCACAACCTTCATGCGGCGTATAGAAGGATGTATCAAGCATTAGAGGTGCAGAATATAGACGAGATCTTGCCACCGCCACCGCCACCTCCGCAGCCGCAAGATCCTGCGATAGAAAATGGGTTGTTGATTGGTGGGCAGACTCCGCAAGCGTTTGCGCAGCAGGATCATGACGCGCATTTGACGGCACATATTGCATTGTTGGAGATCCCGATGTTGCAGAATGCGCCACCTGTATTGTCCGCATTGTTTACCCATACGTTGCAGCACGTTAGCTTTAAGGCTCGTGAACAGGTGGATAAAGAATTGGAACAGATTAGTGTGCAGCCGCAGCAGCAAATGCAGCAGTTGCAGTTAATGGCGCAAGCGGGAGCGGTAGATCCTATGGTTGCCCAGCAGCAGATGGCGGCGTTACAACAGCAAGGTCCTACGCAGTTTACGCCTGAGCAGATCGAATCTCGTGTGGCTCAGGTTGAAGAAGAAATGATTAAGGACCTGATGCTTAAACTTTCGTATTCTCCAGAGGGTGATCAAGAAGATCCACTGGTTAAGATACGGATGCAGGAGCTTTCTATTAAGCAGATGGAAGCTCAACACAAGGCCGCGATGGATCAAGCGAATCTTGAACTTGAAGGGGCTCGATTGGAGCAACGTGCTGTTACGGATGCTGCTAGACTGGATTTACAGGAAGAGGTTGCGGACAATCGCAATGCTGTAAACCAAGAGCGCATCGATGTGCAGCGAGAAGCTATGTTACGGAGGACCTGATGCCTCTTAAAGAAGGCAAATCAAAAGGTGTTATCAGCCAGAACATCAAGACAGAAATGGCTGCTGGAAAACCGCAAAATCAAGCGGTTGCTATTGCTTTAAGCAAAGCGGGTAAAAGTAAATATTCTTCTGGCGGTATGGTGAACAGGCGGTTTAGTCCGATAGCCCGACCACAGAGGTTTGTTGGAGAGTTCTAGTGTTGTGCGCTCTCACCGCTGTGCTGGTAGGGATGCATGGCGGCGATATGTACAAGGCGTGTGTGTATCGTTGTCCTAGAGACGTTTCGTATTTTTACTATCATTACCCGAGAATAATACGGATACCGTATGACTTTCGGTGTCCTCCTGTAGCCAAGGTGGGTGAGAAGGTATGATAGATCCGGTAACAGCTATTGCGGGGGCTACTCAGGCATTTAATCTTGTTCGTAAAATGGTTTACGCGGGCCGGGAACTAGAAGATGTGGCTGGTCAGCTTGGCAAGTGGTATGGTTTTGCTGCGGATCTTGGCAGGGCAGAGCAACAACGCAAGAACCCGCCAATTTTCACTAAACTGTTTGCTTCTGGATCAGTAGAGCAAGAAGCCTTACAGATTATTATTCATCAAAAGAAGCTAGCAGAGCAGGAAAAAGACTTGCAGCAAATGCTGAACAATCGCTTTGGCTATGGCACATGGCGCGAGATGGTGGAGCTACGGCGTAAGATAAAAAAGGAGCGGGAGGAAACGCTGTATCGACAGCAAGAGCGCAAGGCTGCATTCTTTGAAACTCTTCTGTTGATATTACTGTTTTCTATGTTGGCGGCTATTTTAGTCGGCGGCACATGGCTGACTGGTTTAGGCGCAGGATGGTGGTAAAATGGCTGATGGTATTCAGGGCGCAAGCCAGCACATGCCCTTTAATGTCGGTTCTGACATACATGAGCAAACCAGAACGCGTGAGCGCATAGAAACGCATTTGGTAGAGCAGAGGGTAGAAAAAGAACACAGGGCTAACCACAGCCATTTAGAGGCTCTTGTAAAGCAACGATTGGACTTACAAGAAAGTTATGATAGGTTTGGGCGCAAGACTAATGCGGATAGGCCGCAGGGAACGAAGTTAAACATAGAGGTGTAACATGGCAAATACCTTTGAAAAGATACTGCAATACAAGCTCATGCCGCGTTTTATGATGGTTGTTATGACAATCATGTATATCCGCGTGATCGAAT